GAGGTCGGCAAGCACCTGCTGGGCTCGGTCCAGCTCGGCGAGCTCTCGGCGGCCGACGCCTGGCCGACCCACGCCGCGGCGCTCGGCCGGGTCCGCGACGCGGTGGCGGTGGTCCGCGCCGGCGCGGCCGACGCCGGCCTGGCGATCGACTTGGACCTGTCCCTCACCGCCGCGGCCATGGCCGCCAAGCCCGCGGCCGCCTGCCCGCCCGACGCCCCCGGCCGCCGCCTCGCCGGCGTCCTGGCCTACTGCCAACGCCTGGCCCTGCCCAGGGGGGCCGCGTGATGTCCGACGACGTGTGCCTGGTTAACGGCAGGCTTGAGCCGATGCGGCGCATCAGCCCCGCGGAGCAAGCCACCCGGCAACGCTGCGTGCGAGAGGCCGCCGAGGCCGAGCGCGGGTACCGCCAACCCCGCCCCCGCGAGCGCCGCGCCCTCGTGCTGCTGTCCAAGGCCCGCGGCCACCTGCTCGATTGCGTCGGGGCCGACGTGGCAAGCCTGATCGACGACATCGACCTGCTGCTGGAGGATCGATCGTGACCGAAACCCTCGCCGTCATCGCCATCGCCGCGGTCCTCCTCGGCTGGGTCCTCCTCGGCGGCTGGCTCGATGTCCGACGCCACCGCCGCCACCTCGAGCGCCAGCGACCGACCTGTTTCGACGAAGCCTCTCAACTCTGGAGCAACGCTGATGAACGTCCCTGACCCCGACGCCCTCGATCACTTCCTGGACCTGGCGATGCAAGGCCGCGAACAGGGCTGTAGCTCCGGTGAGTGGGCGGCGCTGCAACTCGCCCAAGCCGTTAGCGAATACGCCCCGCGGCTCGACGACGAAGCGACCCGCGGCCTTCAGACATTCCTGGGTTGCGCGCGGCGGGAGCCCGGCACCTGTCGATCGTTGTTCGGCGGATTGGCGGCAATGCGATGAGCCGCCCCGTCCTCCCCGACCCCGACGACCTGGTTGTCCATGTCCACGTCGATCGCGACGGCTGCCGCTTCGAGGTCCGCTGCGGCGAACGCCAGGCGGTCTACGAGGCGCGACGGCCGGTCATGTCGCCCAGCGGCGGGGCCAGGCCTGGGTCCGCCTTTACCGGGCCGCGAGCAACCGCGAGCGCTGCCGGATGTGCGGCTACCACTGGTCGGCCGTGAGCCGCGCCCTGACCCGCCAACGCCAGGAGGAGGCGAGCCGAGCATGATCGCCCGACTCACCGGCCCCGCCCCCGACCCGCTCGTCGCTGCCTTCGCCGCGGCGAACGATGTCGGCCCCGTCATTGCCGAGCGGCGTGTCCGTCTCATGGCCGGCCGACTCTGCAACGTCGAGCACCTCGACGACCTCACCGACGCGCAGCGCGACGCGCTGCGTCATCACATCGACCAGGCCGACGTGGCCGCTCGCCCCGACGAGCGGCTCGCCCCGGCCCCAACCGGAGAGCCCATGCCCCCGACCGCCCCCACGAAACCACGCGCCCCGAAACGCAAGGCCAAGGCCGACGCCAAGCCGACGATCCGACGAGCCTCCGCCCCGATGCCCGCAGCCGACTTCCCGGCCGAGCAGAAGCAGGTCCCGCTCAAGTCGATCCGGCCGAGCCCGCTGAACCCGCGGAAGCATATCGACCAGGAGGCGCTTGCCAAGCTGGGCGACTCGATGAAACTCAATGGCCAGATGCAGGAATGCGTCGTCCGGCCGATCGAGTCGAAGACGGGCAAGGCCGAGTACTACGAGATCGTCGCCGGCGAGCGTCGTTTCCAGGCGGCGCTAATGGCCCACCTTGAAACCCTCCGCTGCCGTGTGCAGGTCCTCACCGACGCCCAGGTCGTCGAGCTGGCCGGCGTCGAGAACTACGAGCGTGAGGATCTGAACCCGATGGAGGTCGCCGGCTGGTTTCAGTCGATGATCGAGAAGGCCGGCTACACGCAGAAGTCGCTCGCCGAGCGGCTCCAGATCAGCCAGCCGCTGGTGAGCCAACGTCTCGGCCTGCTCGCGCTTTCGGAGGTCTGGCGAGACTCCATTATTACGGGCGTAATAGCGGCGACCTGGACCCGCCACCTCACCCCGTGGGCCGACTTCCCCGAGATCCTGCAGGAGGCTTGGGAGGTCTACGAAGCCGAGGGTGAGCACGGGCCCACCAACGCCGACGATTTCGGAACCTTGGTGGCCAGCGCAATCGAGAACGTCACTCGCCCTCTCATCCACGGCTATTACGATCGGCAACGGGACGGCTTCGTTGACAATCATCTGACGAAGAAGGACCGCGGCCGCAAAGACCTTCGGATCGTGATGATGCCGGCCCGGAGCTCCTGGCAAAGCTCCGAGCAGCGTTGCCTGAACGTCGAGCTTTGGGACGAAATCAACGCCCAGCGCCTCGCGGCGAAGAAGTCACGCGAGGCCACGAAGCTCGCGAAAGAGATGGGCTTCGAAGACTCGCCCGAAAAGCCTGGGAAGGCCTCAACCGCCGAAGCGAAGTTGAAGCGGGCCCAGCGGCAGAAGCAACAAGCCAAGCGTCTCTATGAATACAAAATTCGGTGGCTCCAAAGCCAAGCCATCGGCAAGCTCGCATCGGCTTCCGATGACTTGATTCAGCGACTCGTCCTGCACTTCACTGTCCAGGATCGCGCGGGCAACCGCACTCGCCACTTTTCCAAGGTCTGCCGCGATGCCGGCGGTGGATCTCGCGGCGGGACGGCCGGTTACTGCGACATTTCCGGGTATCGATCGATCAGCAGCATCGGCAAGCGAGATCTACGCGCCATTTCGATCGACCTGTTAACCGTTTGGCTAAGCGGCGATCCGTTCGGCTGGTCGGCAGACTTCAAGCCCGCGGACATCGTCGCTCTCGCCGGCGAGCTCGATGTCGATCTCGTCCGCGACTGGCGGATGGACCGGGCCTTCCTCGAGCTGCACACGAAAGACGATCTCGACGCCCTGGCCAAGGAGTGGGGCAAGGATGCGGCGTCGGTCTGCAGCGAAGCGGCGAAGCGCGGCGCCAAGCTCGACGCCCTCGAAAAGCTCACCTTCCTCAAAGCCCCGAAGTCCCTCGTCCAGGCGAAGGAGCCGAAGCGCTGATGGCCGTTGCCCGCCGCTGCCTGGGATGCCAAAACCTTTTCGAGCCGGCCCGCTCTGATGCGCGGACCTGCTCGGGCAAGTGTCGGCAGGACGTGTATCGCCGCGGCGGCGAGCAGGCGATCCGCGCGACCCTCAACCGGCCGGCCGGATGGTGGGACGACGTCCGCACCTGGCCGGCCATGATGAACCCGGCCGGCGCGACGCTCGACACGTCGTCGATCGTCATCCCCTTCGAGCCCGGGCAGCTTGTACTGACGGCGATCGACGACAAGGGAACGCTCGGCGTGCAAGTGATCGTCCTGGCTTCGCCTCGATCGGGGGTGGCGTGATGCTCAAACTGTGGCATGCTTCCAAACGAGGGGGTTCCGTGGGGACGGGGACCTCTAAATCAAAAGCGGGATCGCCGCGCCTGCGTGGTGCAACGGCGCGGCGATCCCTGACCTCTGGACCGAGATTGCGCCTCGGGCCGTCGGCTGTCGCGAGTGTATCGCGGTGGCTGTGCGTGTTCTCCCGTCCCCGGCCTGGCCGGGGGCGGGGCGCATTCGGTCTGGTCCCGTGGGAAGTACTCCCGCGGTGGGACGGCGACTTGCCAAACCCGGCCGACTCTCGATCCTCACTTGAGGCACGGAGGCCGGGAAGATGAGTCAAGTGCCTTCTTACATCCCGCGGCATCTGTTCTCGCCGCTCCAGGCCCCGCCCGTCACCGTCGGCGACTACATCGACGCCTACCTGGTCGGCTGGGGCGACTGGCACGGTGCCGAGGCTGAGTACCCCGCCCGCACCGAAACCAACCGCACGACCGAGGCGTCGAACATGGCCTACGCGCTCGCCGATCTGCGGCGAACGCTGGGCGTCGAGCCCGACGGCTCGCCCCGCGCCGTCGCGGGCCTCGCGGTGGGCGAGCTGCGGCCCGGTGACCTCCGCGCGATGCAGCAGCAGCAGATCGACGCCGGCCTGGCTCGTTCGTCGATCAACGCGCGGAAGAACCGTGTGCTGCGCTGGGTGCGGTGGCTGGTTGAGTACGAGCACGCCGACGCGACGCTCATCGCGAAGCTGGAAGTCGTCAAGGGTGTCAAGGCCTCGCGGCCCGGCGTGCGCTCGACGGCTGAAGTCGAGGACGTGCCCGACGACGTGGTCGCGGCGACGCTCAAGGCGACGCGGGACTACGAGCTGCGGCGGGCCGTCCGCGTGCAGCAGCTCGCCGGCATGCGGCCCGGCGAATTGCTGGCCATGCAGGTCCGCTGGCTGCACCCCCACCCGTCGGGGGCCTGGTCGTACCGGCCGAGCTGGACCAAGACGCAGGTGAAGCTCGGCTTCCGCCGCGAGATCCCGATCGGCCCCTTCGCCCAGGAGCAGCTCCGGGCGCAGGCGGCCACCATGGGCGAAGAGTTCGGGCTGTTCGGATCCACGGTCCCGCGGCTGGGCGACGCGACGGACCAGCGGCCGATCTGGCGGTGGAAGACGGTGGGCGGGTATTACCAGGCCGTGCGGCGGGCGGTGAAGAAAGCCGGCGTGGCGTCCTGGCACCCAAACCAACTGCGGCACTCGACGCTGACCAAGGCGATGAACTCGGCCGGCGAAGACACGGCCGCCTCGATCGGCGGGCACCTGGACCCGCGGACGACGCGCAAGCACTACTTCCACGGCCACGCCGAAAAGGCGCGGCTCTGGGCGGAGGAGCACGGATGATCGACAGATTCCTACTCGCCATCGATGTCCGCTTCACCTGGGAAGAGTTCCTCCGAGCGGCGGCAATCACCTGGCACATGCGGCGGCAACTGCGGCAGAAAGGATTGAGGCTGCAAGAGGGCTTCACCTGGCTGCTGATGTTCAAGCTCGTGCTCTCGGCTTCAGTGACCGTTAGAGAGCGCCGCGAACTCGCCGATCGCTACGACCCCACCGCTTCAAAGCCGACCGTGAAGAGTGACATTTAGCTTGCCTAGCTAAATGTTCAGCGCTACATCTTGGGGCCGCGCGGCCCCGTTACCCCCACGAAAGGACTCGAAGCATGAAAACAGAAACCACCCCGATCGATCTCGGCGACCGCGTGCGCTGCAAGGTCACCAACTTGGAAGGCATTGTCATGGGCATGACGCGGTATCTCTATGGGTGCGTCCGCGTCGGCATCCAGCCCGCGGCCTTACACCAGGGGCGGCCTGTCGAGGCATATTGGGTCGACCTTCCCCAACTCGAGCTGGTCGACCGCGGCGTCGTCGCCGTCAAACCGGCCGAGCGTGAAACCGGCGGGCCGATGCCGTCGATTCCGACCCGCAACCAGCCCGGGTGAGACCCGCCCCGCCCGGTTTGCTCTCACCCCCCCGTGGGGTGAGAGCAAAGACAAGCCCATTCACGAAAGGATTCACGATGAACCCAGACACCGGAGCGATCGGCCACTTTGAGAAAAAACGAGACGCGATCGCGGCCGGCTTCACCCTCGAACTTTCGGCGGAGCAAGCCACCGAGCTGTCGCCGCCCTCCCGCAAGGAGCGTCGTCGACGGGCCCGCGAGATGAAGGTCGACGCCGCGGCGGCCAGAAATCCCCGTCAGTACAAGCAGCGGAAGAAGAAGCGTACGAAATGATGATCCTCGAACACCACGACCCGATCCTCGACGACGATCGGGAGGCGTCATGAGCACCGAAACCATCACCCATTGCCAAAACGAAGTCCTGGTCGTGACCAAATGCTGGTGCGGCGTCACGCACGGCGTGCCTCAATCTCTCTACGACCTCCAGCGGCGTCAATTCAATGAAGGAGGCCAGGTTAAATCGATCTATTGCCCGCTTGGGCATGGATGGATTCCTAGCGGAACTCCAAAGTACAAGCGGCTCGAACAGGATCTTCAGCGCGAGCGAGCCAGCCACGACCAACAACGCGCACGGCTGCACGATCAAATCGAACAAGAGAAGAACCGCACCCGCGCCCAGAAGGCCGCGAAGACGCGGCTCAAGAACCGTGTCGCCGCCGGCGTCTGCCCGTGCTGCAACCGCCACTTCGACAACCTTGGCCGGCACATGGCCCACCAGCACCCCGATTTCACCGAGCGGGACGACACGTCGTCGCCCCGCGCCTCTTAACCAAAGGGGCCCCGAGCACATTGAGTTGGACGCTCACTCGGGGCCCCGTCATGGAGACTTTACGATGTCACCCCTTGCCCCATCCGCCTCGCTAAGCGTTACAGAAACCGTAACGCCTCCCCCGGAAGCTCTACCGGATCATATCGGCGACCCGGGCTGCCGGCCGCATGATTTCCGGGGGTGGAAAGTCGACGCGGCCCGCCGGAATCTCGACGCCGGCGAATACGACCGCCCCGAGGCCCTCGACGGCGTCCTGGACCCGCTGGCCCTGGAGCTGGGTCTGGACCGCCAGCCGGCCCGCGACTGGCAGGCAGGCGACACGGCCGGCCTGGTGACCCAGGGCGGCCGCTACGAGGTCCGGATCGTCGAGCTGGTCGATCGTGTCGTCCCGTCGGCTCTGGTCCGCATTACGCGCGTAATACACGCCGACCCGGTCAGCGGCCTCGGCCGCGGCGCGGGCGGCAGCTGGCCGCTGACGGCGCTACAGGTCCTCTCGCCCTCGGAAGATTAATTCGACTTTTTCTCTTTCCGCGGCCCGCGTCCGAGTCGATCGGCGCGGGCCGCTTTTACCCTACTGGGTAGGGTAGTCACCCCGCCGCGCGGGCTTTGACTTCGCGCTCGATGGCCCGGCCTGACGCGTCGCGGGCGGCTTCGAGTTCGTAGTGGGCCTGCAGATCCAGCCAGAATTCGGGCGTGGTGCCGAAGTACTTGGCCAGCCGCAGCGCGGTGTCGCCGGTGATCCCGCGCTTGCCGTTGACGATGTTGCCGACCCGGCTCTGGGGCATGCCCGTGTCCTGGGCGAGCCGGTAGTTGCTGATCCCCAGCTCGTCGAGGAACTCGACCTTCAGGATTTCGCCGGGGTGCACGGGGGGCATGAGTTTGGGCATGGTGGTTCTCCGGGGGCCATGGTTTGAGTTCCGGAGGTTTGAATTCCGGGGGGGGGGCAGTGGTAATCGACGATCTCGACGTCGTGGGCGTGGTGGTCTTTCCAGCGGAAGCAGACCCGCCACTGCTGGTTGATGCGGATGCTGTACTGCCCGCGGCGGTCGCCCTTGAGGGCTTCGAGCCGGTTAGCCGGCGGGAAGCGGAGGCTTTCGAGGTTGCGAGCCTTGTGCAGCAGCACCAGCTTGATCAGAGCCCGCCGCCGGATCGTCGGCGGGAACTTCTTGACCGGCTCGCGGCGGAAGAGGCGTTCGGTCTGCTTGCAGGCGAAAGAAGCGATCACACCCCAATGCTAACGTATAACGTTAGCACAGTCAAGACGCGACATCATAAAATTCAAAACCACCTGCGTGGTCAAAGAACACCATGGCCAAGAACCTCCAATCAACGTCGTAGGTCTCGGTGTGTTGGGCAGAAGGATCCGGTGGCTCGGGGGGATCAATGTCCGGGGCGGTCTGGCCATAAGGACCTGATGTGTAAGCCGCAGCATCGTGCCAGACAACTGATTTCTCGTCCCGCTTGACCCAAATGTGCGGATCAGCGGTCGCGCCTGATGACTGAGCGGCATCGGGCGCGTACACGTTGCCGACCGAAGACGTTGCATACGACCATAGCTCAAAGCGGCCCGTCGCGGAGCTGAAATAATTGCCTTGCGTCGAGGTCCCTGTTATGTCGGCCGTCGTGGCTCGACCCCAGAGAAACCAGTCGTAGAGATTGTTGCCGGACGTGACCGAGATTTCGAACGGCGTATTAATAACACCCGGCGAAGATGTCCATGGCTCAGCCTGATAAGCGAGCAAGGCATCCGCGAAGTTGTTACCCGAACGGTTATGTGAAATGCTCTTAAAGTAGCTCGTCACATTGTCCATCTGAAAGGAAGCTCGGCACACGACCAATTGATCGAGCACTGCGCGCATCTCGTTCCAAACCCAGGGACCGATGTAGTCGCCGGGCTGCATCGGGCCGACGGCATCGATAACATCGGGGCCGAGTTCGGGGTCCTGGGCGAGCTGCCACTCGCCGGCGTCGTAGACATAGATCGCATGGTCCGCCTTGCTTTTGGCGCGGTGCCCCTGAGTACCGGAAGCCGTGGCGTTGGTGATTTCACGCGGGTACTTGCGGCTGAAGCCGACCTCGCTCGGTAGTCCGGCCACCTTGAAAACGCTGTTGATGCTCCCCACGGGATTAAACGGTCCACCTCCCGTTGCCGGAAGCCCTTGATCGTCGGTAAAAACGCTGCCGTAGTTTTTCGGCGCGGCGGTGTTTCCCACCAATCTCGATTCTCCCGCTACGACCAGGTTCACCAGGTTGATATCGAGAAACCTAGTGGACAGGGACGCGATCTTCAGCTGCAGCTGGCGGATCGACCACACATCGGCGATGCCTTGGACATCGTCGCCGGGTTCGACATCTTGGAGCGTCGAGGCATTTGTGAGGAACAACTCATCACGCTCACGGACGGCCCGGACGAACTGGTTATAAAAGTCCTGATGCGACCAGTCGGTGTTCTGGTCGGCGGGCAGGCTTGACCAGGTCATGCGTGCGCCCTCACCCAGCCCGGCGTCCAAGCAAGCGGGGACCCCTCGGCGACCAGCACATTGTATAGCGCCTCCGGGGGCGGCAGCGATCCGCCCGTGGTGAAGTAGGCGTTGAAGGTGCCGTCGGCGTTGCGGCTCATTGTGACCTCGACGATGGTGTCCTCTTCGGAGTCGTAGAGGCCAGTCGCGCCGGCGGTCTCGTAGATTTCGGGGTAGTCGGTGTCGTCAAAGATCGCGCCGCCGGTGACGTCGGCAAATGATGAGCCGGTGCCGTCGACCTCGACCGCCTGGTAGAAGCCGTCGCTCGCGCCGTCGCCGGAGAGCTTGACGTGCATCGTCGCCGGCGAGCGGTCGAAGAGGTACAGCGGGTCCGCCGTGCCATCCTTGTAGCCGGCGAACTCGACGCGCACGATCGAGCCAATCGGGGCGAGCGTCCCGTCGATCGCGCGGGCGGCGAAGTCGGCGGTGAAGCCCGAGGCGTGGTCCTCGAACTTCGCGTCGGCGATCTTCTGGAGCAGCTTGATCGATTGCAGGCCGGCGTTGGCCGCGGTGCCCGTGGCGGTGATCTCGACCCAGAGGCCGGGGCCGCGCGGGGCGGGCCCGCCGGTGCCGGGCGTCATCGACGCCGGCGGCGTCGTCGCCTCGTCGCGGCGGGCGATCTCCAGGAGCTTCGTCGCGGCGCGACGGGTGAAGGCGAATAGTTCCATGGTCAGGACCAGATCGAGGCGATGCCGGAGAAGCCGGCGCTTTCGTAAGGCACGAGCGTGACGATCGCCGGCGCGTCGGCCGACGTGGCCAGCGGCTCGCCGCTGGCATTGAGCGGCCAGGGCTCGCTGACGCGCTCGCCGTGCAGGTCCACGATGTCGGTGCCGTCGCCTTTGCGTCGGCCGCGGCTTTCGAAGAGGTCCTCCCAGTTGGGCTTGCCGCTGATCGTGACCGAGGTCCGGCGGTAGGTCACGCCGTTCTCGGTGATCGGTCCGCTCACGCTGTAGTCCTCCACGCGGGCCGTGCCCGCGCCCAGAGTGATGCCATCGATCGTGACCGAGCCGGACGTGAGGACCTTGTGCAGGTTCTTCAGCGACGACGTGAGGTTCGATGAGAGGTTGCGGGTCACGCGCACCGTCAGGCCCTTGGCCACATCGCGATCGGGCAAGCGGTCGAAGGCGTCGCCGGCGGTGTTCACGGCGAGGTTGCCCTCGGTATCTTCGAAGTAGGTCTCGCGCTCGGAGAGACCGGACCACTCGATGTCGGCCGGTCGATCGATCGGGTTGGTTGCCTCGGCCGTGGCCGCGGATCCGCTGCTGTAGTTCACGGTGACCTGGTAGGTGAACTGGCTGTCGTTCTTAACGCGCTTGGCTGCGACCTTGCGGGCGGTCATGGCCGAGCCCGACTTCCAGGCGTCGCCTTCGTCGGGGATCGCCGCGGCGCTGCGGGCGGTCTCGCTGTCGTCGGTGATGTCGTCGACCTCGACCTGGTAGATGCGCGTGCCGGTGAGCACGCCCTCGCTGGTCTCGGAGTTCTCATCGATGAGGGTGACTTTGACGACGCTCATAGATCCACCACCTTGATCGTGTTGCCCGAGCCGCCGAAGATCGAATCGCCGCGGCGGTTGATCTCTTCGATGCCGTCGGCCATGCGGGTCTGCAGGTCGGTTTGCTTTTTGATCTCGTCGCTGCCGGCGTTGTCCCGGCCGCGGAACGCCGCGAGCTGGGCCTCGGCCGAGCCGGCGCGGAGCGCGTCGTTCGTGTCGCTGCCGTCCTTACGCTTCGCCTCGTCGGCGGCTTCCAGGCCCGCGAGCTGCTCGAAGGCCTCGCGGGCCCGGGCGAGCTGCTCCTCGGTCGCTCCGGCCGCCTCCAGGTCCAGGAGCGTCCGCTGCTCCTCGGTGATGCCGAACGTGCGAACGCGCGACTCGATGTCGTCGAGCTTCTCGGCGATCGTGTTGCGGCGCTCGGCGTCGCGCTCCAGGCGTGCGAGCTTCTCCATGGAGGCCCGGGCCTTGTCGAGCTGCTCGGCGGTGGCCCCGGCTTCGCGGAGGCCGTCGAGCTTGATCGTGATCGGATCCTGGCCGAACTGGTCGAGCGAGGCCTGGAGCTTGTCGAGCTCGTCCTGGACTTTGCTTGCTGCCTCGGCCGCGGCTTCCTCATCGAGCCCCGGCGTCTGCTCCACGGCCGCGGCGACGCCTTCGGCCTGGGCCTGGGCGTCCGCTTGCGTCTTGGCAATGAAGTCAGCGACTGCTCTGCTGTTGCTTCCGTCTTGGAAATTCTTCCATGCCTCATCGGCTTTGCGGCCCGACTCCGCGACGGCGTCCCAAGCGTTGTCGGCGAACGTACCGGCGAGTCTCGACGCTTCGATCTCGACGCCCGGGAGTAAATTCAGGAGATAAACCGTGCCGTCGATCAGTCCCTGAACGCCCTCGGCGATCAGCGCGAGCCCGGTGGTGATGCTGATTTGCGCGTTGTAGAAAACGACCTTCGGCAATTCAAACCAGTCCGCGAGCTTGCCGACCCAGCCGCCTGTCGCAGCCAGCGCGACGTTCACCCGCGAGCTCGCCCCTTCCCCGGCAGTCGCCCATTCGACAAGGCGCTCTGCCCCGGCTTCGATGTACGGTGCGATCGCAACGGTGAACGTCTGACCGATCCCCGTCGCCGCGGCACTGGCCCGAGCCATCGCATCGTTGGCCGCTTCGACCTTTGCCGCGTCGACGCGGTCGAGAGCGAGCCCGAGCTTCGTTGCTTCCTCGGCGTTGGCGGCGAGGCCTTCCGACCCCAGCCGTGTCACGTTGAGCATGTCGACGCCAGCGCGGCCGAAGATCCGCGACGAAAGCGCGGCCCGCGTCGTTCGATCCTCGACCTTGTTCAGCGCGTCGGCGATCGCGGAGAACTGGCGATCGGCCGGCAGCTTGGCGAGCTGATCCAGGTCCAGGCCGAGTTCGCCGAAAGCGTCCTTCGCCGCGCCGGTGCCCAGCGCCGCTTCGCCGATGTTGCGGGTCATTTTGACCAGGCTCGCGTCGAACTTTTCGGAGGCGACACCGTTGAGGTTTGCCGAGTGACGGAGGCCGGCGAGCGCGGCGGTCTGGATGCCGATCGCGTCGGCGGCCTTGGCCGTCTGATCGATGACCTGGCTTTGATGACGCACGACCGCCGCCAGGCCGATGCCGGCCCCGGCGATGGCGGCGACCCCCACCCCCGCCAGGCCGCGGGCGTAGCGGCCGGCGTGACGGCCGGCGAAAAGCATCGCGGTACCGCCGGAGTGAACAGCGCGGTTGAGACGCTGCTGGAGCGGCAGAAGCCGCGCCGCCTGGCGTCGAGAAACCCCGTAACGATCGGCCGTGGTGAGGACGGCTCGGTTGTAGGTTTCCTGGCTGATCCGACCCGCCCGCAGATGATCGTTGAGCTCATCGACTTCGCGGCGGTACCGCACCTTCTTGCTCGTGGCTTGGTCGGTGATCTGGGACGCCCGACGCTGGGCCTTGGCTTCGGCCTCGACGGCCTCCAGATGCTTGTTAACCGCCTCGGCCGCAGAGAGCGTCTCGGCCGACGCCCCGCGCTGGGCGAGCTTGTAGAGCTGCGTCTCGCGGCGGGTGAGGCCGAACGTTTTGATCTGCTCTTTCAGACGGTTTTCATGCCGGACCGTGGCGCGGTCGGCGGTGCTCATCCCGTCCAGGTATTCGGAGGGGTCGAGGGTGATCTTGCTGGCGATCGGGGCGATGTCGGCCATGGGTTTACGCCTTGCCTTGTTGGCGGGCGATCCGTCCACGGGCCCAACCCAGGACGATCGCTTTCTTGTTCGCGTTGCTTAACGGCGGCCGGGGTGTGCGGTCGGGCAGGAAGTCCTCGACCTTGGGTTCCTTGATGCCGCGGAAGCCGGTCTGGTGCAGGTGGGTCAGCAGCCGGGCTAGTCGGATGTCCTCGGGCGAGTGCTCGGTGTGGTGGACGTAATCGAGCACCATCCGCTCTTCGAGCTCGACGCAGCTCATGCGCTGCATCAGCTCGCGGGCCGTGCAGCCCATGCGCTCGCTTAGTTCGAGGACGAATCGTCGCCGGCTTCCCGGCCTTCGGAGTTTCCCTCCAGCGCTGCCAGGTCGGCTCGCGTGAGCAGGTTGAGTTTGAGCGACGCTTCCATCAGGTCTTGCACCTCGCCGGCCGGCAGCGCGGCCAGGCGATCGGCGTCGCCGTCCTGGTCGAACAGGCGCGAGCCGTCGGGCTTGACGCACACACGCACGAGCATCTCGCCGCGAATGTTGCGAGCCCGGCCGTGCAGAACTCGCTGCTCGGCGGTGAAGGTTTCCCACTCGTCCTTTTCGAGGGCCGACATGGTGCGGACCAAGACGGTGCCGCCGAAGGCCTCGACCTCGCGGGTGGGCAGTTTCTTGGGGGCGTCGGCGAAGATCTGTTCGCGGGTAAGCATGGTGACTCCAGGTGAAGGTGAAAGCCGACCGCCCCGGGTCGGGGGCGGGCGACGATGAGCGGGCTTGAGGATTACTCCGCCGGCGTGGTGTCGGCCACGATCTCGGTGATCGAGCCGGCGACCTTGCCGCCGAAGCTGATCGAGACCAGGCCCTTGGCGTCCATGGGCAGGCCGATCTTTTTGATGTAGCCGGGGAACATGATCCCGCCGCTGTGCAGGCCGGCGTCGGTGTCGTCCTCGAAGAGCATCCGGTAAGCCTTCTTCACACCCTTGAGCGCACGAACGGTTGCGTGCTGGGCCTGCGTGAAGTGACCATTAGCCGAGAACTCACCCGGCTCATTCCAGCCCGGCTTGTACTCTTTGGTCTTGTCCGGGCTGGCCAGGTGCGTGGTCTCCTGATCTTCGACCTGCTCTTCGGGCGGCGTGAAGTCGGTCAGGTTCGTGATCTCGGTCCAGGTCGCTACGGTCGCCGGATCGACGGTGTCGCCGACGTAGAGCCGGCCCAGGTAGCCATCAACAGTTTCATCGGGCATGGTGTGTTCTCGCGAGGGGTGAAGGGTTCAGTTCGATCGACGCCGGCACAAGGGCCAGGCGACCGCCGGATCAGTTGCCGCTGTCAGCTTTTCCGGGGGCGGACTTGGGGTAGGTCAGGACGAAGCGGAACTCGGCCCGCGGGGCTTTCGCTTCGGGCTGGGCGGCGAGCTGCACGCGGACCTCGACGCCGTCGACGATCGCGGCCCCCTGTTTGCCGTCGAGAATGGCCGTGAGCGAGGCGAAGCCCTGGGCGTCCTTGGCGACGATCGTCAGCGTGCCCTTGTCGGCGGCGCGGCGTTCGTTGGTGGTGGTGACCACGTTGGACACCAAAGGGTTGAGCTCTTTCACCGCGGGGGCGTGGTGCTCGATGAACTTCTTCAGGGCCCGCACGGGGGCGGGCAACGTCTTGACGGCGGGGTCGGTTTTGTCGGACATGTTCAGGCTCCGGTGGGAAGGGGTTCGTGGGTCTGGTAACGAAAGTCGAGCTGGACGCCGTGGGTCTTGATCTGGCCCTGGCCGTCGCGGTGATCGCTGGGCACGTCGGCGATCGATTCGAGTTCGAGGTAGCTCACGCGGACCGCCTCGCCTTCGACCACGGCGGATCCGCGGAAGCCGTCGAGGCGGTTTCGGACCAGCCGGCCGATCGTGGCGGCGTCGAGGTACGTGCCCGCCAGGCACGTCACGCGGACGAAGCCCTGGACGGTGCCGACGGGACCGGTGAGGCGGTGCTGGGCCACGGCGCTGCCTCGCTGCACGACGACGGCCGGCAGGTCGGTGGTGACCTTCGACTGCGGCCGCTCGGCGACGTAGATCCGCGTGGCCACGGCCGCGGTCAGCGGCGTGGACGAGGTGAGCCGTTGGTAGACGACTTGCTCGATCATGCGCGGCTCGCCTCCTTGCGCAGCTCTTCATCGACCTTGGCGGCGACGGCAGCTTCGGCTCGCTGACGGGAGCGGTCCTGGGCACGCTTCAGGTACGGGTTGCCGACCACGAAAGAGCCGTCGGCGGCGATGTGGCCGTCGTGGACCAGGTGGTGATGCTGCCCCTTCCATGAATCGCCGACGCGGGCACCGACGATGCTCACGCCGGTGCCGGTACTTTTGTAGAGCTTGGTCTTGCGACCGAGCGATTCTTCCAGGCCGCTCTCGTCGACAGGGACTTCGATCTGGGCGGCGAGCAACACGACTTTGCCGCCGGCCGTCACGGCCTTGCGGACGATGCTGTCCTGGATCGCGTCGCGGAGCTTGCTGAAGGTGGTGCGGATCTGGCCGGTCTCGATGGTCTGGTTGATATTCAGGACGCACCCCCCGCCGTCTGATGTTCCTTCGCGTCGATGACCAGCTTCACGCGCCGCTCGCCCACGTCGATCGGGGGAGCCAGGACATCGAGCAGACGCCCGCCGTAGTTGATCCGGTCGCCGGTCTGGATCCCGTGGCCGGACCAGAATCGCACGGTGACCCGCCACGTCGCCTCGGGGTGGACGCCCAGCGTCGACGACTGCTCGCGGCCGCCGAGCTGCTCGACGTGGCCCCAGAGCGAAGCCCGGGTGGCCCAGGACTCGCGGACCTGGCCCCGCTCGTCCTTGTCCTGGACGCGGCGCTCGATCGTGACACGGTGGCGGAGTTGGCCGGCTCTCATAGCCTCGGCCTCGCGTACTCGAGTAAGAGCGACTCGACCGCCATCGGCACGACCTTCAGGTCGGCGGCGCTGGTCGCTTCGCGGTTTTCGAAGAGGTGGCCGACGATGAGCTTCAGGGCAGCGATCAGATCCGCGGGGACGTCGGCCTTGGCCCCGAAGCCGGCGGTGTAGGTGACCTGCACCGCCGCGGGGCGGCATTGAGTACTCGGCCAGGTCGTGACGGGCACGACGCGGCCGGGGGTGGTGGTGTCGTCGACGTAGTAGTCGTCCGAGTCAAGCGTCTGGAGCGTGCCGCCGGCGTCGTAATACTTCACCGACTCGACGGCGACCAGCGGCGGCATCGGCACCGCCAGCTCGCCGCGGCAGATCGGGAAGCCCGCGGCCTGGTAACGCAGCGTGCGGGTCACCAATGCCCGGCCGGTGGACCGCTCGACGTGCGTCACGGCCGCGGCGATCAGCGCATCGATAAGGGCGTCCTCCGAGCCGTTGTCGCTGATGCGGAGGTGCGCCTTGATTTCGGTCCCGTTGAGCGGCAGCTCGGCGGGCGGTGCGATGACGGTCAGGCCGTTCATTTTTTCTTGGTCTTGCCCTTCGCCCCGGCGGCGGGGGCGGGGGCCGGTTCCTCGGTCGCGGGAGCAGCATCATCGGCGCCGCGCGTCTCGGCCGGGCCGGGCGTTTTCGGCGTCTCGACTTGCTTGGCCGTGACGGGCACGGCCAGGCCCGCATCGATCATGCGGATGGCTTCGGCGTCGGGGCGTTCGACGATGTCGCCCCGCTGATGCGAGATGCCGGGGCCGACCAGGGACGTTTCGAGTTTGATCTTCATAAAGACCCGGCCCGGCCTTTCGGCCGGGCGGGCCTGGGTCATGAGGGCGAGTGGATTACTCGGCCGCGGCCATCTGCAGAACTTTGACCGCCTTGGCGTCGGCCAGCCGGCCGTCGGCACGCTGGGCGATGTAGAAGCCGACGCTGCGCTTCTCGGCGTAGCGTTCTTCCAGGCGGCGGATGAACGGGTTGGCCACGAGCCGCACGCGGTAGCGACTAAAGTCGCCGAAGGCGATCGGCTTGGCCGCGGCTGCGATGTCGGCCATCGCGTCGTTGACGACGTAGGGCTTGTTCATGAACCGGTCGGGCTCGCCCGCGACACCGGCCATGAAGATGTAGCGTCCGTCGCCGTCCTTGAGCTTGCGCAGGGCGGCGAGCGTCGTGTCGTTGAACTGGAACGCACCGCCGCGGCGACGGTAAGCCGCGTTGAGCGAGTGCTGGAAATCGATCAGTTCGTCGTAGGTGATGGCGGTCTGAGAGGCGGCGGTCTTGCCCACGCCCGCGCCGGTGACGAAGCCTTGCGGCTGGGTCGTGCCGTTGCCGGTCGTGGTGCGCCCGTTGAGCTTGACGCCGATGCGCTCCGACGCGAGATCAAGGATCTCGGCGGCGAGATCGACCTCGCTGTCCTGGAGCAGCTCGTAAGGCACCAGCACGACGCCCGAGTCGTACGTGTACGCCCCGAGCTCCTTGCTGACGAAGGGCGGATCGACATCGTCGTCGGCGTCGCTGCCGTGGGCCTTCTCGTCGCTGCCTTCGTTAGCGGTGTCGTCAACCGTCAGCATGCCGATCGAGTTGCCCGTTGCCGTGGTCAGCACCCGAGCGCCCGCTTCGAGCACACCGGTGTAGTTGCGAAGCGACTTGATGAGCTTGGCCTGAAAGCCGCGCGAACCGATGACGCCGGTGCCGCCGACCGAGACGGCGCGGGTTTCGCCATCGACCTGCATGCGGCCGGTGCTGAGCACCGAACGCTGCTCGGGCGACATGCCTTCCAGGCCGCCACGCAGGTAGGCATCGAACGCCTCGGCGTGACGCTCTTCGAGCTGGTCGCCTTCCGAGCGCTCTTCGCCGCCCGGCTGGTTGTCGACGTCGTGATGCCCCGGCCGCTGGCTGCGGTTTTCGTCACCTTCGCCCTGGTCGGCGTAGGCGGCGAGCAGGGTGTCGCACCGTTCGATCTTGGTTTTGAGTGCCTCGGCCCGAGTGTTGAAGTCGTCGAAGCTGGTGTTTTCCTCGGGCGTGAGGTCACGCTTCTCGGTTTCGGACTTGTCGAGGATCGCCTTCATGTCGGCGAGAATCTGGGCACGCTCTTCGGCGAGCTTCTTGCGCTGTTGCCAGGTCATGGTGATATTCCGGTCAGGGTGAACGCGGTCGGCGATCCAACGTGGATCGCTCGGGTGGTTCACGCTTCGCCGGTCGGCAACGGCCCCGAAGTGCTGGGCGTGAGTTGGGATGTGTTGCCGGACTGACGCGGGGTCAGGCGGCGGCTTGCTGCTGGCGGAGTTGCCGGCGGCGTTCGTCAAGGTCGGGGCACTGGCCCGCTTCCTTGCGTCTTTTCGCTTCGCTGATCGCGGCCGGGTCAACGGACCTTTTGGCGATCGACGAATCGGTGTAAGCGGGGGAATCGGTGATCGTGACTTCGTGCAGCTCGGCCTTGAAGATGTCGCGGTAGAGCTTGTCGCCCTCCTCGGACCAGGCCTGCCCGCCGGGCATGACCCGGAAGCCGAAGCTCATGCCCTCGATGTCACCCCGCTCGACCAGGGCCAGGGCGTCATCGCCTGCTCGGGTTTCGGCCACGTCGATCTCGACTTCAAGGCCCGAGGGGGTGTCGGTGAGTTTAAGCGTGCTGTTGCTCCGACTGGCGAGCAGCTCATCGTGCTCGAAGCGAGCGCGGACGTTGAAGTCTGTGGCGAGCCACTCTTTGAACGCGCCCGGCTGGAAGCGTTCGGTAAAGTCGAACATCTCGGCCTCGGCCCCGTAAACCACGGCCACCCCCGTGAGCCGGCGAGGGTGAGCCTCGTCGGCGGCGCGGAGTTCCGTGAGTTTGACGGTGCGGGTTTCGAGAGACATCAGGCAGCCTGGCTGTGACGCAGAATCGTCAGGGGTCGGGTTTCGGCCCAGGCCTCGAGTTCGGCATCGAGCCTATTCTCGGCGTGAGCTCGGATGACCAGGTCTCGCGCGTCCGCGGCGATCCGGTCTGCAACGGCATCATCGACCACCGGCAGACGCGACTTAATGTGGGCCCGGTGCTCCTCGAACCAAGTTTGGGCCCACGCGGGGAAGTCCTCGGTGCGTCCCGCGGCTTTCCGCACGGCATTGGCCTCTTTCGTCGCCACGCCGTCCGCGATCGAGCGGATCAGAGCATCGACCCGGGGATCCGGGGTGGGTTCGGCCGCGTCCGGTATTACGGGCGTAATAACCCGCTTGGACCGCCGACGCGACCGCTGGTCGGCGGGGGCCATGTTCAGCGGCGAGAGCAGCTTGTCGCCGCCCGGCAGGGGCGGCAGATTGTGGTGGCCGCGGGCTTCGTTGGGCGTGGCGATGCCGGCCGTCACCAATGCCCTATCCGACTCGGTCCGGTCCTTGAGCGACGCCCGGACCATCGCGTCGAGGTTCCACTCGATCGACAACTGGTCCTGCTCATCCTCGGTGAGCAGCTTGCGCTCGAGTTCCTGCTCGATCATCACCGCGACCGGGCGGAGGGTGGCCTGGGCGTAGTCGCGGTACTGGGATTCAAGACCGGCGTACTTGGATTTTTCGGCGTCGATCAAGCCGATCGGCATGTGGTAGATGCGGGCGATCTCGCGGGTCTGGAAGTCGCGGGCCTCGATGGCCTGGCTGTCGCGTGGGGAAACCCCCACTTTGTGCGGCTTGGCTTCGGGGATGGCCATGAACTTGTGGGCGTTTCGCAGCCCCGTGTAGGTGTCTTGGATGTGCTTCTGGGTTTCCTTCAGAGCGTCGGGGTTCATCTTCGGGAGCTCAAAGAAGCTGCTGATATTGCCGCCGTTCGAGAAGAACCTCGCCGCAAATTCGTCGAGCGCCAGCGTGGTGCCGACCACGTCCCGGGCAAGGCGGATGGGTGACTCGCCGCTGATGCCGTCGAGCGACATGTAGGGGGTGTGCAGAACCTGGTCTGCCCGTCGCGCCCGAGCGAAACCGGCGATTTGATAAATCATCTGACCGCCGCGGCGATTGCACGCGACGTGCTTGCTCATCAGCGGCACGATCGCCGTGGGGGTGGCGCCGTCTCGATCGCGCTCGATCGACGCCAGGCCGTAGCCCCAGGTCAGCAGGTTGAGGATGTAGGTTTGCCAAACCACCGCGGCGCAGTGATTGGGCGACGGCTTCTTAAGCAGCTTCGCGACCGGGTGCTGGGTGACCTTCGCGCCACTGGCGTCGCGGAGGTGCAGGGGCAGGGTTGCCAGATCTCTCGCGATGCGGCCGACGCACGCGAGCACCGCCGATGCCTTAAGCGCGGTCTCGGGGGTAACGTTCGTCCCGGCGACGGCCCCACCGGCACCGAGCCAGGCGAGGAAGGCATAGCCATCGGCACCGGGGAACGGGGCTTCGCTGCGTTCTTCGACGCTACGTTTCTGCTTACGGTTGAAAAGCTGCATTAGCATATTGAGTCCTTGGGTCATTAGAAGGTGATGGCGGGGCAGTAGTCGTACCCCTCGTCTTCCTGGCTACCCTTGACGATGCGGCCGAGCGACATGAGCAGGGCGCTCATGCCGTCGATCTTCGCGCCGCCGCTGGGCTTGGCCGGCTTCATGTGTCCGGCTTCGTTGACCTTTGCCAGGAGGTTGGAGGCTTGCCAGTCGAGCATCGGGTTCTGATGGCGGATCCGGCCGGCGAGCACGAGCTCATCGAGCTTGGCCATCACCGGCGTGTACATGCGCGCCGTCTGCCAGAACTCGAAGACCTCGAAACCGTCGCCGGCGAGCTTCGGCCCGATGTCCGAGGCGAACGCCGGGTCGTACGCGATTTCGCGGATCTTGAAGCGCTTGCCGATTTCGTTGATGCGCTGGCGGATGAACGGCTGGTCGATGTAGTCGCCGTCGGTGAGCTCCAGGTGCCCGGCCTCGACCCACTCGGGGTAGCGATCGCACTCGGCCTTGGCGCGGTCCATCAGCACGTCCTCGGGCAGCCAGTGCCAGGCGAGCACGTCGATCGACCCGTCTTCGGCCGGGAACGAAAGCACGAACGAGGTCAGGTCGGTGTTGCTCGACAGGTCCATGCCGCCGTAGCAGTCTTTATCGGCGAGGGCGTCAAGGTCGATGTCGCTGCGACCCGCGAGCCAGCGGTCCAGGCTAAGGAAGGTCTGCGTGTCATTGAGGCCCCAGACATTGAGCCGGCGGGCCTTGAAGTTCACCATCTTCGCCGGGGAATCGACGGCCCGCTGGGCTTCGGACGCGAAGTCGTCGGCGTTGACCGTCACACCGAGGCCGGGGTTCGCCTTGGCCCACACCGCCGGGTCCAGCGGATCCTCGTCGTGCTGGGCCGCGGCGACGTAGGCGAACCGGGCATGATCGACCACGGCCCCGGTCAGCAGCTTCTCGGCGTCCTCGTAGAGCTCGTATGCGATCGACGTGCGATCTTTCGAGGCCGTGGTGATCACGAGCATGAGCGGCTGCGCCCGACTCCGCCCACCGTACACCAGGGCATCGAACAGATCGCGATCCTTGGCCAGATGGATTTCGTCGTAAACCGAAACGTGTACGTCCTTGCCCTCGACCGCCTGGGCTTCGTTGGGGGCGATCGAGAGGATGGCCCCGGTCCGATGGTCGACGATCCGGCCGGCCCCGTTGAATACCTTCAGGCGGCGGGAAAGCGCCGGTGAGTTGCGGACCATGCGGCAGCAAAAAGAGAACACGGTCCGGGCCGACGCCGCGCTGGTCGAGCAGGCGTAGCCCAGCGGCGGCACCGGCTCACCCTCGGCGAACGCCAGAAAGAGCAGCACGATCGCCGCCATGACCGACTTCGTGTTGCCCTTGCCGACGGTGATGAAACCAAACCGGAAGCGGCGGGTCCCGTCGGCTCGCTTCCAGCCGATCAGTGAGCCGAGGATGTACCACTGGAAGTCGAGCAGTTCGAGCGGGAGCAGCCGGCCGCGGCCGTCCTGGGGCTTGGGGTTCTCCAGGCGGAGGAAGCGCCTGCAGAACTCGCGGAGCCGCTCGGCCGCGGCGAGGTCGAAGTAGTGGCCGTCGAGCATGGCCAGGCGGTCGGCATCGGTGCGGATCCAGTCCGCCCAGCCCTCGGCCTCGGCTTGCTCGAGCAGAGGGGCGAGTCGATCGAGTTGGCTTTGGGTCAGGCCGCTGCTCATCCCGCGGCCCCCGTGATGAACGAGTCGAGGCTCTCGCCCTCGGCTTCGGGGTTGTCGATCTGGATCCGGCTGCGGCTCGCCGGCGTCGCACCGAACTCGGCAAGCAGCTTCGAGAGCTTGGCCGCTTCCTTGTCGGCGCGGATCAGGTGAGGGTTGGGAATCTTCTGACCGTTGACGTTGATGATGTTGCCTTGCTTCTGCGCGAGGCGGAGGTGTTTTTTCCACGACGCCCAGGCCTGGCAGAGCATCGCGAACGCCGGGGCGTCGAGCTCGGTGAGCAGACCCAGCTTCGCGAACTGCGGCGCGTAGAGCTTCCACTCGCGCCGGGCCTCGGCGGGCAGGCCCGGCGGGATCTCGGCGACGCCGGTCGGTCTGGGCTCAGCCGAGTTGAGCTTGCGCTTGCCGGGGTTGCCCTCGGCGATCTTCAGCGCGGTCGGTTTGGGAGCTGGTCCTGGCATGGTTTGGCGCGACCCCCCCCTCGTCTATCCTGCGGGCGCGAAACGCCCCCGGGACATTTGGTCTCGATCCGGGGCCTGGTGAACATTTCCAGGCCCCCTCCCCCTCACGCCGCCGGTGGGCGGCGGCGTCGGTCGGATGGTTCGTTGATGCCGGTCGCGCGGAAATTGCCGGTGATGTCGGCGTGACAATCTCGGCAAACCCCGCGCCCGTTGTTGAGCTCAAGTCGGCCTTGCGGATCCACGGCGATCGGAACGATGTGGTCCGCGATGACCGCCGGCGTCACGATGCCGCGCCGCTTGCACACGACGCAGAGCGGGTCGCGACGCAGCACGGCCTCACGCCACCGCCGATGGTCGGCGTCGTAGCCGCGGCGGGCCGCGGTCTGCCGCACGTCGGGCGTGGGCCTGCGTGGGGTGGTGAACGTCATGGACTGGGGACGCTTGGGCATCAGGCGACTTGGATGTAACCGCGGGTGAGCTCGACCTGGCTGTCGTCTCCGAGCGTGGCGTCAAGCGTGAAGTCGTACGCAACATCGCCGAGGTCGAGCGTTGCCGTCTGCGGAGCGGTGAGTGAGAGCCTGACCACACGATCGGAGAGCAGCTCACACGCGATCGCGTTGAGGTCGACGTCCCCCGTCTGCCGACTCGTGGCCGTGAGCGTGATCGTTGCACCCGCGAGGTCTGGCCAGGCAGCACTCGACCAGTGGAAGGCGTTGGCCTGGTCAGGGTGGTAGACGGTGCCTCGCACGATGCGCATTGAGCTCGGTGCCGACGCCGGCGACGAGGCAGTCTCGGTAATGATGTAGTTGTTCTGCACGCTGGCCTGGGCGTCGTCGGCCGAGGCCGGCTCATCGGGGATCAGGTCGGTGCGTTCCTTGACCTGGTCCAGCTTGCCATCCGCCGACGCGGCCGAAGCCGCGGCGGCGGCAATGCCGGCGTTGTCGGGAGCGGTGTAGTCGCCGGCCTGGAGCGGCGAGCCCAGGGCCGTCACCGACGCCTGGCTGGCCAACGCGCTCACGTCGGTTTGGCTCGCCGTGCGACTGGCCGCGTCGGTTTCAACGGCGAATCCGAACGCGGTGAGCGTCCGCGTGGCGTAGTTCCACACGTCGGCGACCAGCGTTCCGAAGCCGGTGAGCGTCCGGCTCCCGGCCGACCAGATCGCGGTGGCCAGATTGGTCCGCTCGCCGGCGGTCAACGTCATTGCGTCCCCAGCCGCTGCCGGGCTCGACGGCAGATTGTCCGTTTTGTTTTTAACTGCCTGGACCTTCGTATCAATGTCGATCACAAAGCTCGCCGTCGGCAGTCCGGAAACGTCAGCCTTGCTGGCGTTCCTGCTGGCCGTGTCGGTCTCAACGGCCGCGGTCGGGTTGATCGCGTCGAGAAACCGCACGCTCCCGCCGATCGACGTGTCCGAGGCGCTGCTCGACTCGACGTACACCTTCAGCGTGTCGCCCACGTTGAGCCAGGTCGCAAAGCCGGTGAGCTGCATCCGCGTGTCCGCGGCCGCGGCCTTGATCCGGCTGCCCCGATCGCCCGGGTGATCGTTCGTCGCGTCGTTCAGCACTTGGGAGAGCGTGAGCGTCTGTCGGCCCGCCGTGTTCAGCCCGGTGAGCCGGATCGACGGCAGGACAAAGCCGCTCGCGCTGGCGGTGTAGCTGGCGACCAACGCCCCGCCGGCAGGCGTGACGTTGGTGGAGCTGATGGTCGTGGGCGTGGCGAGCAGTCCAGGCATCGCGTCTTACTCTCCGAGGGCGTCGGCGAGCGCATCGTTAAGCGTCTCGGCCGCGGCGGTGATCGTCTGGTCGTACGCGGTGCGAGCCGCGGTGACGGCCCGAACGGCGGTCAAGTCGTCGGCCGTGGCCGCTCGGCCAAGGATCCGGCCGGCCTGCGTCGGCACCATCGCTTTGATCGCCGGCGCGAGCTGGGCGACCGGCGTGCCGGGCATCTGCTGGGCGAGCTGATCGACCATGGCCAGCGAGGCCGGGTCGGCGAGGTTGATCCCGTCCGCGGTGAGGCGGGCGACCACCTGCACCAGCAGCCGACGCTGCACGAGGTCGGCCGGCTCGGCACTCCCCGCCAGGCTGTCGGCCGCGGCCTCGAGCGCCACCAGCAGCGACGCCGCCCCGGCCGGCCCGATCTGCGGGTTGGCCGAGAGCGTCCGCTCGGTCACCCAGACCTCGGCGACGCCGGGCGTCTTGTTGAGGCGGGCAACCGTCTCGGCGTCGTCGGCCTGGGCGTCGGCCTTGATGAGGTCGGCGAGGGCGTGGGCTTGGTCGAGGGTCAGCATTAGAGCACTCCGTTGGCTGCGAGGTACAAGAATTTGCATTCATCGCTGCGCAAAGCGCGGTCGAATATCGCAATTGAAGCTAGCACGCCCGAGAGCGAGCCCAAGATGTCGCCGCTCGCAATCTGCGTTGGCTTTTGCGAGTCCACAAGATCCGGGGTGATATTCGACGTGTTTTCAGCGACCAGGTTCCCCTGGCAATACAGCCGAAAATAGACTCCGCCTTGAAACGTGCAGACGATGTGCTGCCACTCCCCAGGCGTGATCAAATCCGTCGGGCCTTCGATTCGTCCCCCGAAGCCTTGGATGCGGCCTAAAAACGTGATCGTGTTCACGTTCCCAGTCCAAGCGCCGACGCGATCAACAAACACCACTGGCCCATCAAACGGACCAGCGTCGAATCGACTCACGATCGACCCGTTAGCGCTGACGCTGCCGGAATGGCGCAGCCAGAACGCCACGGATGCGGCGGTCTTGCCCGACAGTAGCGAGTAATCGGACGTTGTCATTCTGCCGCCGTCGCTGAATAGCGTTGCGCGGCTTTCCGACGCCATTGGCCCAGGCTCCTCATGCTTGAAGCCGCCCGAATAGAAGCCCTCGATTCCGTGTGGACCGAGATCGTTTGCTTTGTTTCCGCCATCGCCTAGCGGCCAAAACGCAGCGGGCAGCATCTCCATGAGGGCGTGGTTGTAGCTTGGGCGGCGAGATGGCATCAACGCAATCGTCAT